CCCGGTTTAAAATTATAATTTTGATTGGGGGGGGTGTCCTCGCCGCCTCCGGGCCCCCCCTGACATACTGTTTCGAGCGCTCATACAACAGCGGCGCGTGGACACAGGTTCAAGCGTCCGCAAGCAGGACGTTCACGGAAGCGGTATCGACCGCGTGGAACACGTTAAAATACCGCGTCCGCGCAAAGGACAGCTACGGCAATTATTCCGCATACACCACAAGCGGAGATATTGCCGTAATCCATAACCAGCCGCCCGTGATTTCCGGCAGTAACGCCGATCTTGGCACGAAGCGCGGGGATTTCACCTATCAATACAGCGTAGCCGATCCGGACAATGACGTGGTGAACGTCGTTGAAAAGATCGACGGAAAGACAATCGCGACGAAGAACGCGATCACGCTGGGCGCGACGCAGACGCTTTCCGTTTCCGGAAATACCTTCACGGCGCTTACGAACGCCCAGCACACGATCACAATTACGGCGACCGACAGCGCCGGAAATAGTGCCATAAGGACGCTGACGTTCACGAAGTCAATTTCCGGCTTCATAATCACGCTTGCAACGCCGCTGGAAGCAGAAGCACAGCCGACGCGCGCAAATGTCAAGGTAACGCGCGACATTCCGGCGGGCGGCACGTTCAAGGTTGAAGTTACGAACAATCCGTTTGACGCGTCCCCCGTTTGGGAGGATTGCACGAACGCAGTTGTTCAAGGCGTGGCACACGTATTCGAGAATAAGATTAACACGGCGGCACAATACGGAATGAATATCCGCGTAACCGTAGAGCGCGGCGACGCGCTGACCGCTTGCTGGGTATCGGGGATCGGGGGTAATTTTGAATGAGCGTAACACATAGAAAAGGCGGCGGAGCTTCCGCCGAAATTGAAAAGGACGTTCGGGAAGTCAAAGCGGCGGGAGAAAAAACCGCCGCTTTGCTTGCTCTTTCATTCAAAGCGCAGATCGCGCAGGACCGCGCCGCCGGAACGAATGTCATTTCCGACGCGGCGATCCTGCAATCGGCGGAAGTGATTGAATACGACGAATACGCCGACAATCACGCTTATAACACCGTCGGCGAAATCATCAAGCACAACGGGCGGTATTATGAGATCAAAGCGGCGCACACGTCGAACGCGGCGGCTTATCCCGTAGAAACCACCTTCGCATACTATCGCTTGATCGAACTTTCCGCGATCGGAACGATTGACGATCCGATCCCATATCCGGAAACGGCGGGGATTGTCGTTAACGTCGTTTCCGGCTTATATTACAGCTACAAAGGCGCGGTATACCTTGCAAAAGCAGATATGCCGAATTGCGTTTATCCGCCGGACACGGCGGGCTTGTGGCAATGGGAAAAAGTAACCTAACGGGAAGGAGGATCAACGATGGAAACTTTCACAACGGTTCTTTCCGTAATTTCTACCGTATGCGCTATCGTGTTCGGGTATATCGCTTTTGTTCGTAGCAGGGACAAGGACAAGGAAAACGACGTAAAGCACGACGCGACCGTTTTAACCGAGATCGGATACATCAAGGCGAATACGGACGAAATCAAGGCGGAACAGCGGGAACAGCGCAAAACGAATACGGAGTTCGTAACGCGCCTAACCAACGTTGAAGCGTCGGCAAAACAGGCACACAAGCGGCTTGACCATATCGAACAGCGGATAGATCAAGCAGAGTAACACCAACGACGGCGGGGGCTTCCCCGCCGCTTTCGCTATTGAAGGAGGTTCAAACAATGGAAGTTATGAAGGCAAAAGCATTCGTCGAAAAGCTGATCGACATTGCGAAGAATTACAAGACACTTTACGTTATGGGGTGCTTCGGCGCGCCCATGAACGCAACGAACAAACAGCGATACACGACAAATCACGAGTACAACAAGGACGCAACGCGAACCGCAATGATTAAAGCCGCAAGCGCTGATACATTCGGCTTTGATTGCGTTTGCTTAATCAAGGGCGTTTTGTGGGGTTGGAGCGGCGACGCTTCAAAAACATACGGCGGCGCGTCCTACGCCGTAAACGGCGTTCCGGACATCGGCGCTGACACGATGATTACGAAATGTTCCGGCGTTTCGACGGACTTTTCAAATATTGCCGTCGGTGAAGCGTTGTGGTGCGAAGGGCATATCGGCGTTTATATCGGCAACGGGCTGGGCGTTGAGTGTACGCCGCGATGGGACAATGACGTTCAGATTACAGCCGTTGCAAACATCGGAAAGAAATCCGGATACAACGCCCGCACATGGACGAAGCACGGGAAATTACCGTACATCGACTATTCGGGAGCGCAGACAGACAGCACGGAGGACAAGCAGGACAGCGACGTGGCGGGCTTCTCCGTCGGCGATATTGTGGATTTCAAGGGAAACACACATTACACGAACGCGAACGCTTCGAGCGGGAAACCGTGCAAAGCGGGAAAAGCAAAGATCACGCAGATTTACAAGAGCGGGAAACACCCGTACCACCTTGTAAACGTATCCGGCGGAGGTTCGACCGTATACGGCTGGGTGGACGCACAGGACATTTCCGGCGGGACAGCAACGCAGACAATCGCGGTGGGAAGCAAAGTGCGCGTGAAAGCGGGTGCGAAAACCTATTCCGGCGGAAGCCTTGCTTCCTTCGTCTATTCCCGCGATCACATCGTCAAGGAGCTTTCCGGCAAGCGCGCCGTGATTACCTACGGCGGAACGGTTGTCGCGGCGGTAAACGTCGATGATCTAACGCTTGTTTAACACACGAACAACGCACGGTATGCGCTACACAACGCGCGCCGTGCGTTAATTGCGCTATGAAAGGGGGACGCAATGAAAATCACATCTTCGAGCGGGAAGCGGGTGGCGAAGCGCCGCTTCTTCAAGGCTGACGAACGCTTCGCAACGAAAGCCGTTATTGTGATCGCAATTACAACGGCGGCTTTCATCGTCGCGCAGTACGTTTCATTCCTTATAACGCGGCAGGAACAAACCGTTCTGATCGAATGGTATTTCCGCGCCGTCGTGATCGAATGCGGCGCAATGATGATGAAGCGTCTTGCCGAAGTAATCGTCGGCAGGATCAAGAAAAAAGAACAAATCGACATAACAGAAAGAGAGGATACAAACAATGACTATTGATCTTACCAGCATTGCAAACGCCGTGATCGCTCTTATCGCGGCAATTATTACCGCCTTCGTGATCCCGTGGATCAGAAGCAAGACGACCGCCGCACAGTTTGAGAAAATCAAAATGTGGGTAACGGTTGCCGTCGAAGCCGCCGAACAGATTTACACCGGAAGCGGCAGGGGCGCAGAGAAGAAAGCATACGTTGTTGAATTTCTGAAGAGCAAGGGCTTCAAGATCGACGCGGAAACGCTGGATAAACTGATCGAAGCCGCCGTCTTTAATCTTCCGGACTACTTCACTATTTCCGGCATTCCGGCGGATACCGACAGCAACAAAGAGTAATTGACCGCGCGGCGGATCGCGCTTCCCCTTTCAGCCTTCCGCCGCATAAAGAACAATCCCCCGTGCGGGCTTTCGAGCCTTCACGGGGGATTTTTTGTTTGGTTCACTTCGTATAGACGACGCGCGCTTCGGCGTTGTAAATCTTTTCGTTATCTTCAAAGCAATCAATCGTGATCGTTACATCTTCGACGCGATCAACAATCGGGAGCGTTTGCGGAAGATCGCTTTTACGAACGTATCCGATCAATTCATCTTCGGCAAAAACACGGACGGCGGGCGCGCCTTCGTATTCGCACGTTTCTAAACGACCGTCAATTCCGATCCCGTCGCTTTCGCGGTACAGTTTCGCAAGAACACGCTGGCGGCTATCGAACGTAACACCGGACACAGGCAAAGAAAGAACGCCGTGCGTTGCTTCAAATTCGCGGCGGCGGGCTTCTGCTTCCGCTTGGGCGCGGGCTTCTTCCTCTTGCTTCAAGAGCGCTTCGGCGGTGGCTTTACGCGCCTTCTTCTCTTTGAAGTATCCTACAAGCGCAAGGACAACGGCAACGGCAACGCCGGAAATGAATTCGCCGATCCCGTCCGGAAGGAAGGTGAAGGAACATACAAGGAACAAAGCGGCGGCAACAAAAAGAGCGATAGAAGATTTCTTCATTCTCATTCCCCTTTCAAATTGTAAATTTTTAAGGCAGAATTCGCCCATTCTGACCTTTAACACAATTATACGCCAGCCGCGCGCTAAAATCAAGAATAAAGTGGAATATTTACACACCGTTTGCAAATAATCAGAATGAAGAGGGATCGCGGCGGCAATGAAGATATATGATTACAACAGAAAGAAGAACATTTGCGGCGACCGATTGCGCGAAGCGCGCGTCGTCCGGCGGCTACGTCAAGAGGATTTAGCCGCTCAAATACAGATAAAGGGGATCAATATGGAGCGGGACAGCATAAGCCGAATAGAGATCGGTACGCGCTTCGTATCCGACTTTGAATTGAAGGTATTTGCGGAAGTGCTGGGCGTTTCGGTGCAATGGCTTTTAGGCATAGAATAACGGCGGCGGGGTGATCCCGTCGCCGATTTTTAATTTTTTCTTGTTTTTTTCTGAAAAGCCCTTGACATTATACGACAAATGACGTATAATAAAATCACAGGCAAGGGGAAGCCGAGTAACAAAGAAAGGAGAGACACCACGGGAAAGGGGGTGCGACAGTTGAGCGAAGAGCAAATAAAAGAACTGCTTGAACTTCTTCGGAAGGCGCTTGAAAGTGAAACGGTGGAGCGTATCACGATCAGCATAAAGCCTAACAAGCAGAAGTCCAAACAGTCCTAAACATTCGGCGGCGGGTATCCCCGCCCGTCGCCTTTATTATAACTCATAAAACAAGAAAAAGTCAAGGGAGGTTCAGCGCGTGGAAATAAGCGTGAAGATTTCTTACAAGAACGAGAAGTTACAGAACGCAAGACAAACGGCTGGTATGTCGCAATCACAGCTTGCGCGGGCGGCGGGAATATCCGTGCGCGTCCTGCAAGACTACGAACGCGGCGCGCGCGACATCAGCGGGGCGAAGCTGGCAACGCTTCTTAAACTTTGCAACGCCCTTCATTGTGAATTGCGGGACATTATAGCCGATCAAGAAACGATCGAGCTTTTAGAAGAATACGGGAAAAACAAGTAACTATCGGCGGGGGCGGCAGAAATGCCGCCCTTTTGTCATATTCGGAAGCTGGAGGAAGGAAGAATGCACAAGCACTTAACATGGACAGACCGCCTAAAAATCGAAAAAGGCTTGAAAGAGGGCTTGAAGCCTTGCGCGATTGCTGACCGTCTGCACGTCCACAACACAACGATATATAGGGAGCTAAAGCGCGGGACGTATACGCATTTGAATTCCGACTTAACGACCGAAGAACGCTATTCACCGGAG